CATCGACGCGGGTTTGGTCCACGGTGCACCAGCTCCAAAACGGGGAGAAGGGCGCAGCCTGGCACAGCGGGTGACGTGGGGCAATAGGGGCGGCGCGGGCGGCGCGGGCGTGCATCACGCCTAGTGCACGCGGAGTGCACGGCGAATCTCGCGAGGGGCGAAAAGGGGGTCTGACCTGCATGTTTGCTGTGGGCGGTACAGGACTTGAAACTTTGCCGGCCCGAAAGCCCGACACGCGGCCCGACCTGCACGTTTAACCGCCTGACCTGCACGTTTGCCCGCTCGCGGCCCCCGAATCGGACCCCATGACTACCCACGGATTACCATGAATCCAGGTTCGTTAGTGCACGCGGAGTGCACGAAAAAGACGAAGAAACCCACCCGCGAGCGAGGTACACCCCATGGCAAGAAGACTGTTCGGCACCGCGCGCCGCCTGCCGTCGAAACGCTGGCAGGCCACCTACATCGGGCCCGACGGCGCCCGCTACACCGCCCCGACGACGTTCGACACGAAAGGCGACGCGGGCACCTGGCTCGACGCGCAGCACACCGACATCGCCCGCGACCAGTGGGCCTCACCGGCCGCGGCCGCGGCCGCCCGGGTGCTCTTCGCCGACTACGCGACCGGCTGGCTCGCGGCCCGCGAGCTCAAGCCGTCCACCCGCGCGCACTACCGCCGGGTATTGGCGACCCACCTGCTGCCCGCGTTCGGCTCTTCGCCGCTGCGCGCGATCACCCCGGCGGCCGTACGCGGCTGGTACGGGCAGCTCGGCGAGGCGACCGGCCCGACCGCCCGGGCGCATGCGTACGGCCTGCTGCGCACGATCATGCGCACCGCCGCCGACGACGACATGATCGCGGCGAGCCCATGCCGGGTACGTGGCGGCGGCGCAGCGAAACGGGCGCGCACCGTCACCCCCGCGACCCTCGCCGAGCTCGAAACGATCGCCGCAGCGATGCCCGAGGCGTACCGGCTGCTCGTCCTAGTCGCGTCATGGTGCGCGCTGCGCTACGGGGAGGCGGTCGAATGCCGCCGCCGCGACGTCGACCTCGCCGCCGCCGTGATCCGCGTACGCCGCGGTGTCACCCGCGTCGACGGCCACCGGATCGTCGGATCACCCAAGTCGGCCGCCGGGGTACGCGACGTGACGATCCCTCCGCACCTGCTCCCCGCGGTGCGCGCGCACCTGGCCGAGCACACCGCGATCGGCCCCGACGCGCTGCTATTCCCGTCGCGCACCGACCCGACGCGGCACCTGTCCCCGTCGTCCATGCAAGACATGTACTACCCGGCCCGGGAGGCGGCCGGACGGCCCGAGCTACGTTTCCACGAGCTACGGCACACCGGCGCGACCCTCGCCGCCGCGACCGGCGCGACCCTCGCCGAGCTCATGGACCGGCTAGGACACTCCACCCCCGCCGCCGCGATGCGCTACCAGCATGCGAGCGCCGACCGTGCCCGAGTGATCGCGGCCGCGCTCTCCGACCTCGCGGCCGCGGCGCCGGTCGTGTCGATCGACGCGGGACGGGCCTAGCGCAGCTCGCCGTACTCGCGACCGCGGCCGCCGTGCTCGTGCTGACCGCAGCGTTCGCCGTCGCCTGGCTATCCGGCGCGCTGGCGCGATGATTGGTCTATGCCGTCCGCTCTCACCGGCCGCGGCTCGACGTCGCGCTGGCGCCGTATCCGCCTCGCCATCCTCAACCGTGACGGCTGGCGCTGCCGTGTCCCGCTCGCCGACGGCGGGCCGTGCGGCCGCCCGGCCCGTACCGCCGGGCACATCCTCGCCCGCATCGACGGCGGCGGCGACACCTGGGCGAACCTGCGCGCCGAGTGCGCGTGGCATAACTACCGGGGCGGGGGTCTGCTCGCCGCGCGTCGCCCCGATGTCCCCGACCATCGGGCCCGCGGATGGTGATACTTGGGGCGTGGCGAGCCGCGCCCGTCCGCGTTGGTCGATCGTGCCGCCCGGTGCGACTCGATCCGAGGGCCGCGGGCGCGGCTCGTCCGGCCCCCCTACCTGCTGCGTCGGATGCGGGCGCCGCCTGCTCGTCGCGGGGTGGGTCGTGCGGGGTGGGTACCGATGCGGCGACTGTCAGTGGACCCCCGCCGGGCAGCTCGCATTCGACGACGACGACGACGGCGACGACGGCGACGACGCGACGTCGTGCGGCGACGACGGCCCCGCGTTTTTTGACGGCGAGGCGGCCGGGACACCCCGCCACCCTGTTTATCCCCCCCCGGCGGGGGGGGTGGGGGCGAAAACGCGCGATTTCTCAACAATGCCAACGGATTCGCTCGACAAACGGGCGCGATGAGCCGATCACGCTCGGCGCGCAGCGGGGGCGACGCTCCGACGCTATTCGACGTCCCGAAACGACCGATGGGCCGCCACGAGCGCGCAGCGAACCGCGCGATAACCGCCGCGCGGCGACTCGACGAGCTCGGCCCGACCGACCTCGGCGCGATCACCGGCCTACGCGCGCTCGCCCGCGCGCTCGACGGCGCCGAGACCGAGGCGTCGCCGTGGGCGATCGCGACCGTCGCCCGGGAGCTGCGCGAGACCCTCGCCGCGCTACGCCTCACCCCGGCAAGCCGGACCCATGACGGCGCCGACCCGTTCGCTGCCTGGCTGGCGACGCTCGATCCGGACGAGCACCCCGCGCACCCCGGCCCGAGCGAGTAACGGCCGCCGGGCCGCGCGGGTCTCGGCCGCGCTCGGGCGCCCGTTCCTGCCGTGGCAGCACTACGCCGCCGAGATCGCGCTCGAGATCGACCCCGAGACCGGCCACTACTACTACGCCGTCGTCGTGCTGATCGTCGCCCGCCAAGCCGGTAAGTCGGTATGGACCGGCGGCCTCTCCCACGACCGCTGCCTCACCGGCCGCGGCCGCCGTGTCTGGTACACCGCGCAAACCGGCCGCGACGCCGCCGACTGGCTCCGCGACGAGCAACTACCGACCCTCGCCGCCGTACCGGCGCTCGCCGGGCGCTACCGGCCGCGGATGGCGCAAGGCTCCGAGTCGATCCGCTGGCCCGCGCTCGGCTCGATCCTGCGCGCGTTCCCGCCGACCCGCGACGCGCTGCACGGCAAACAATCCGACCTCGTGTCGATCGACGAGGCGTGGGCGTTCGACCTCGCCCGCGGCGCCGAGCTCATGCAAGGCATCGTCCCGACGCAAGCTACCCGCCCGGGCGCGCAAACCTTCATTGTCTCAGCGGCCGCCGACGAGGCGTCGACCTACCTGCACGAGTGGGTCGCCCGGGCGCACGCCGCCGCGCTCGCCCAGCTCGACGGCGACCCGGCCGCCCCGCGTATCGCGTTCATCGATTTCGGGGTGCCCGACGATCTCGACGCGACCGACCCGCGGATCGTCGCCGCGCATCACCCCGCGTTCGGCGAGCTCGTCGACCTCGCCCACCTGCAAGCCGCCCGCGAGACCCTCGGCGCCGCCGGATTCGCCCGCGCGTACGGCGCCCGGCACATGATCCCCGCCGACGCGCGGCCCGCCGTCGACCTCGCCGCGTTCGCCGCGCTCGCCGACCCGACCGGCCCGCTCCCGCCGCCCGGCGCGGTCGCGCTCGGATTCGACACCGCGCTCGACCGTTCCGACGCCGCGGTCGCGGCCGCGTGGCGCGACGACGACGGGATCGCGCACGTCGCGATCACCGATCACGCCGCCGGTACCGCATGGCTCGTGCCGCGCCTCGTCGAGCTCGCCGACCGCCACGCCCCGCCGATCGTCGGCTACGACCGGGCCGGGCCCGCCCCCGACATCGCCGACGAGCTCGCCCGCGCGCTCGACCCGATCACCGGGCCCCGGCGCCGGACCCGCGCCCCGCAGCTCGTCGGCCTGCAAGCCCGCGAGTACGCGGCCGCGTGCGTCGCGTTCCGCGCGCGGGTCGAGCACGGCACGATGCGCCACCGCGACTCGGGCCCGCTCGTCGCCGCGCTCGCGGTCGCCGGTACCCGCGACCTCGGCGACGCCTGGGCGTGGGCCCGCCGCTCAGCCGCCGACACGTCGCTCGCCGCGCTCACCGCCGCCACCGTCGCGCTGTGGTGCGCCGACCACGCCCCGCCCCCGGCCGCCGCCCCGCTCGTCGTCGTCCGCTGACCTGTCGTAGCTCTCTGGGATAGTCCGGCCATGCCGCCGCCCCCGGTTGTCCTGTTGCCAATCAGGGACGTTGCCGCCCGGCTCGGGGTTACCTCTGAGCGAGTGTCCGCGCTGATCCGCTCGGGGGAGCTCGCCGCGTTACGGCTCGGGCCCCGTACTAGCCCGCGGTCCGTCCGATCCGGAGGAACGTGGATTACTTACCCGTGCCCCTACTGCGATGCGGCGCCGGGCGAGTGGTGCGTGAACCGCTGGGGCGGTCTGGCAGAAGGCCCGCACCTGGGCCGTCGGCGTCTAGACGACCCGACGCTTAGACGATTGGGCCGCTAACCGTCCGGATGTCGTCTTGACCCCTGAGCGTGGGTCGCGGACGATGACGCCGTGGGAGCTCGGCGCGCGTTGCGCCTCATTCGCGATATGGACGCCGTGACGTCGGCGTTGCGCTCGGCCCCGTCGATCGCCTCGCCCTGGTCGACCGGGCAGCTCGCGACGATCGTGTGGGGCGACCTTTTCGGCGTCGAGGCGATGCCGGTCACCCGCGCCGAGGCGATGGCCGTACCGGCGCTCGCCCGGGCCCGTCATCTGCTGACCACGACGATCGCCCGGCTACCGCTGCACGCCTACCGCGACGCCGAGCTCGTCGACCCGCAGCCGACGTGGACGTACCGGACCGACGGGCCGGTCTCGCCGTTTCACCGGATGCTCTGGACGGTTGACGATCTGATCTTCACCGGCTGGTCGCTGTGGGCGGTCGACCGTGACGCCGACGGGCATGTCATCACCGCCGACCGGGTGCCCGCCGACGTGTGGGAGCTCGACGCGACATCGGCCCCGGCGGTCGTCACCGTCAACGGCCGCGAGGTAACCGCCGACTCGGCGGTACTGATCCCCGGCCCGCATGAGGGTGTCTTGTGTTTCGGCGGCCGCACGATCCGGTCGGCGACCTCGCAGGAGAACGCCTACGCGATCGCCGCCCGCACGCCGGTACCGGCTATCGAGCTGCACCAGACCACCGACGTCGCGCTCGACGACGCGACGATCGCCGGACTCGTCGAGGCATGGGCGGCCGCCCGCCGCGGCGAGTCCGGCGGGGTCGCCTACACGAATAGCGCCGTCGAGGTACGCGAGCACGGCTCCGCGCCCGAGCAACTACTGATCGAGGGGCGGAACGCGGCCGCCGTCGACATCGCCCGCGACGTCGGGATACCGGCGGCGATGGTCGACGCGACAACCGCCGGGGCGTCGCTGACCTACGAGACCACCGCCGGGCGTAACCAAGAGTTTCTCGACTACGGCCTCGCCGGATACATGACCGCCGTGTCGGCGCGGCTCTCGCAAGACGACGTGCTTCCGCGCGGGCAGCGTGTCGCGTTCGACCTTGAAGACCTGATCGGCCCGGCCGCGTCGCCGACCGGCCCGGCTCTCGCCGACTAGAGGGGTACCGGATGAACGTCACCGCCCGTACCGACGCGCTGACCGGCCTGCAAGCCGACGCCGCGGCCCGCACGATCACCGGGCGCCTCGCTGTCTACGACACCCCCGGCACGACGAACGCGGGCCGTACCGTGCTGCACGCCGGATCGATCGCCGCCGCCGAGCCGAGCCACGTCGCGCTGCTCGTCGAGCACGACCGCAACCGGCCCGTCGGCTACGCGACCGCGCTCGACGAGTCGGCCGGGGCGCTGTGGGCGTCGTTTCATCTCCCGCCCGGCCCCGACGCCGACGCCGCGCTCGCCGCCGCCGCCGACGGCACCCGCACCGGCCTGTCGGTCGGCCTCGAAATCACCGCGTCACACCGGGACACCGCGGGTGTCCTGCACGTCACCGCATCGGCTCTACGTGAGGGGTCTCTAGTGTCCGTTCCCGCCTACACCGCGACGCGCGTTACCGACGTCGCCGCAACGCTGCCCGACGAGCCGCCTGCGCCCGAGCCGCCACCGCCCGCCCCGCCGCAGCCCGAGCCGCCCGCCGTCGTCGCCGCCGCCGCCCCGCCGCTGGCGCCCCCGGCGCGTGCCGCCGCGCGCGGCCCCGAGTCGATGGCAGACCTGTACGGGATGCTGACCGCCGCCTACACCGGGCGCGGCGACGGCTCGATCCAAGCCGCCCTCGCGGACATCACCAACACCGCGAATACGTGGGCCGCCCCGCAGCAATACGCCGGGGAGCTGTGGTCGCACGTCGCGTACGCCCGCCAGATAGTCCCGCTGGTCGCCGGGCGCCCGCTGACCTCCTACAAGGTGACCGGCTGGCGCTGGACCGTGCCGCCCGCCGTCGGCCCCTACGTCGGCGACAAGACCGACGTGCCGAGTAACCCGGCCGCGACTGAGGCGGTCGCGGTCGACGCCGAACGCCTCGCCGGGGCGCATGACATCGACCGCAAATACCGCGATTTCGGCGACACCGAGTTTTTCGCCAGCTACTACGCGGCGATGGCCGAGTCATACGCGCATCTGTCCGACGACGCGCTACTCGCCGCCCTGCTCGCCGAGGCGACCGCCTACGCGCCGCCCGCCGGGGCGCCGATCTGGTCGGCGATCGTCGGCGCCGCGTTGGAGGTAGGCAAGAAGGCGCCGAGCTCGTTCGTCGTGCTCGGCGCCAACGTGCTGCACACCCTCGTCGACACCCCGACCGCCGCCGCGCCCGCGTTCCTGTCGATCCTGCCGAATAACCCGCTCGGCTCGATCGCGACCTCGCCGTCGATGCCCGCCGACGACGTGCTCGTCGGCGCCCGCGACGCGGCGACGTTCTACGAGCTCGGCGGGTCACCGATCCGCGTCGAGGCGGTCGACATGACCAAGGGCGGCATCGACCCGGGCGTATTCGGCTACTACGCGACGATCGTCAACCAGCCGCTTGCCCTGCAACGCTTCACGATGGCCGCCCCCGGCGCCGCCTCGGGCCGCGGCCGCGGAGACAAGTAGCCCGACCCGGTGATAACCCCCGACCAAGTGGGCGCGTGGCTCCGTATCGGCGACGGGATCGATACGGACCTGCTCGCGCAAGTGACCGACGCGACGAACGCATGGGTCACCGCGCTCCCGCACTGGTCGGAGACCGTCGAGCCATGGCCGCCGGACCTCACCCAAGGCGCGATCATGCTCGCCGCCCGGCTCTACCGGCGCCGCAACACCCCGGCCGGGGTCGAGTCGATGCCCGACGGCGCCGTCTACCTACCGAAACGCGACGCCGACATCGACCCGCTGTTAAAGATCGGCCGCTACGCGCCGCCGCGGGTCGGCTGATGGACGTCGGCGCGCTGACCCGCGAGGTAGTCGAGATGCTCACCGACGCCGGTATCCCCGCGACCGCCGACACCCGCGACCTGAACCCGCCCGCCGTGCTCGTCGGCGCCCCGTCGTTCGTTCCGGGCGGTCGCCTCGCCGGGGACGTCGCCACGTTCACGCTGTGGGCGGTCGTGCCGAACGCGGGGCGCCTCGCCGCGCTGGACAACCTCGGGCCGCTCGTCGAGCAAGTGACCGCCGTCCTCGCGTGCGACGCGGCGACCCCCGCCGACCTGTTAGTGCCCGACGGCGGCGACCCGCTGCCCGGCTACCAGCTCACCGCCACCGTCCGAACCTGCTACGAGGAGACCCGCGCGAATGATTAGCTCGACACCGTTCGGCCCCGGCACCCTGACCCTCGGCGACACCGCGTCGGTACTCGACGCCTCGTGTCAGGTCGAGAACGCGAAGGTCAACTGGGATAGCAACAAAGACGACGACGTGACGATGCTGTGCGGGGACATCCTGCCCGGCGCGACGACGCTCACCGCGACCTTGGCCGTGACCGTCGTGCAGGACCTCGCCGCCGACGCTGGCCTCGTCCAGTACTCCTACGACAACCGCGGCCTGGCCGTCCCGTTCGAGTTTGTCCCGTCGACCGACGTCGGCTTCACGGTCTCGGGCACCGTAACGATGGTGCCGATCGCGGTCGGCGCGGACGAGCCGGGCGTCAAACCGATGGTGTCCGACATCGAGTGGGCGTGTATCGGCGAACCGGTCTACGCCTCGGCCGCTGCCCCGCTCGCCGCGTCCGCCGCCGACGGCGACTAGGTGTCTAAGCGGGTCGTCGAGATCAAAGGCGCGCGCATGCTGCGCGCGACGATGAAACGCGCCGGGGTCGACCTCGCCGAGATGAGCTCGGCGAACCGCAAGGTATCGGCGATCGTCGCGGCCGCGACCCACCCGCCGGTACGTACCGGGCGCCTCGCGGCGAGTGTCCGACCGGGCGCGACCCGCACGTCGGCGCTCGTGCGTATCGGCTCGTCCCGCGTCCCGTACGCCGGGGTGCAGGAGTTTGGGTGGCCCGCGCGCAACATACCGGCGCAGCCGTACGCGACCGTCGCCGCCGAGCAAACCGCCCCGACGTGGCAGGGGGTGTACCTGGCAGAAGTAGACCGCATCCTCGGCACCATTCACGGCTCGACCTGACACGAGAGGCGCCCACCCCTAATGACGCTGCCCGCCCGCCCCTACACCCCGGCCCGAGTGCCCGGCTATATCCCCGCGACCCCGCCGCGCCGCCCTCGGATGAACAACCCGCACATTCGCGTGTTCGTCGGCGACGATGTGCAGGAGTTCTACGCATACAACCGGCACATGGTCGAGTACGAACGCCTATCGGCCCGCGATCCGAACAAGTGGCCGGTCTTTCACGAGTCGCCGATGATCTGGCTTAACTTCCTCGCCTTCCATCGGCTCAAGGACGACGACAACCTACCGGCGGGGGTGACCCGTTTCGAGGAGTTCGTCGCCGCCGTCGATGAGGTGTCACCGATCCCCGACGACGAAGGGGGCGCGACGAAAGAAGTGGACCCTACCCCGACGGATCACGAGGACGAATGATCGTGGCGCTTGCTCTCGCGACCGGCACCGCGCCGCGTGACTGGGCGGACGAGGACGACGGAGTGATCGCTACCGCGCTGGCGCTGCTAGAGGAAAGGGACTAACCCCCGTGGCCCGCTCGACGACGCTCACGATCAAAGTTCTCGCCGACGCCTCGCAAGCCTCGCGGGAGCTCGACAAGGGCAGCGGGTCGGTCGGTAAGTTCCAACGCGGCATCGAGAAAGCCGCGATCCCCGCCGCCGCGATCGGCGCCGGTCTCCTCGTGTTCGCGAAAGCCGCCGGCAAAGCCGCCTCGGACGCCGAGCAAGCCGCCGGGGCGGTCGATGCCGTGTTCGGTAAAACCGCTGGAAACATTCACAAAATGGCGAGTCAATCCGCCGAGTCGGTCGGTCTCGCATCGAGCGAGTACGAGACTATGGCCGCGATTTTCGGCGCGCAGCTTAAGAACATGGGGACCTCGGCGGACCAGCTGGCCCCGAAGACCAACGACCTGATCAAGCTCGGCGCCGACCTCGCCGCGCAGTACGGCGGCACGACCTCCGACGCCGTGTCGGCGCTCTCGGCGCTGCTGCGCGGCGAGACCGACCCGATCGAGCGTTACGGGGTGTCGATCAAGCAAGCCGACATCGCCGCCGAAGAAGCCAAGCACGGGATCAAAGGTCTGACCGGGGTCGCGAAGAAGCAAGCCGACGCGACCGCGATCCTCACCTTGCTGACGAAGCAGACCGCCGACGCGCACGGCGCGTTCGCCCGCGAGTCCGACACCGCCGCGCACGCGCAGCAAGTAGCTAACGCGAAATGGGAGGACGCGAAAGCGACCCTCGGCAAGTCACTCCTACCGATCATGGTCATATTCGGCAACCTGCTCGGCACGGTCGCCGGAGTCCTTGAGAAAAACTCCACCGCGACGACGATCCTGCTAGGCGTCGTCGGCGCCCTAGCCGCCGCCGTCCTGATCGCGAACGCCGCGCTGAAGCTGCAAGCCGTATGGACGATCGCCGCGACCGTCGCGACGAAAGCGTGGCGGGTCGCGACCATGACCGCGACCGCCGTGCAATGGGCGTTAAACGCGGCGATGGCCGCTAACCCGATCGGTGTCGTGATCGCGCTCGTGATCGCGCTCGCCGCCGGGATCGTGTTGCTCTATAAGAAATGCGGCACGTTCCGCAACATCGTGACCGGCGCGTTTAACGCGGTCGCGGCCGCGGCCGCCGCCTGCTGGGGGTGGATCAAGTCGCACTGGCCGCTGCTCGTCGCGATCCTCGGCGGGCCGATGGGCGCCGCGCTCGCGATCATCGTCACGCATTGGGACAAGATCAAAGCCGCCGCGAAAGCGGTACTCGACTGGATCGCCCCGAAGGCCGCCGCCGCGTTCGGCGCGGTCGCCCGCGTCGCCGACCGGGTGCTCGCCCCGATCGTCGCGATATTCGACGGGATCAAAGCCGCCGTCCAAGGCGTCATCGATGCGGTCGGCTGGCTCATCGACAAGATCGGCAACATTCACTTCCCGTCCCCGCCCGGCTGGCTGAAGAAGCTCAACCCGTTCGCCGTCGCGCCCCCGGCGGCCCCCGCGCCCGCTACCCCCGCCGCGTACGGCCGTCGGCTCGCGGGTGGGCACGCCGGTACGTCCGGCGGGGGTAGCGGCTCGATCGTGATTAACGTCAACGGGGCGCTGGACCCCGAGGCGGTCGCCCGGCAGATACGCGCGATCCTCGGCCGTCACGACGTCCGCATCGGCCGCGCGGCCCGTACCGCCACGGCGCCCGCATGAGCCGCGGGGTGCACCGGGTGACGATCACCGACCCCGACGGGACGGCGACCGACCTCTCGTGTGACACGACCGCCGCGACGATCCGCCACGGCCGCGACAACGCCGACGGGCAGCCCGAGGCGTCGACCGCATCGCTCGACGTCTACGGGCCGATACCCGCCGGTCTCGACATCGGGTGGGGCGTGAGCGTCGACGCCGGACTCGACGAGCCGGGCGCGTTCGTCCGGCGCTTCACCGGGACCGTCACCGACCTCGGCCTGGACTACGACCTCGGACTGACCCCCGGCTCGGGGCGGCTGTCCGTCCGGCCCTACACGTCGGTTACCGTCGCCTCGGCGCTCGCCGCGCTCGGACGTACCTACGTCGGCGACGTGCCCTGGCCCGCCGAGCTCGACGGCCCGCGGGTCGCGCGGATACTCACCCTCGCCGGGCGCGACGACGCGACCACCGACCCCGGCACGGTCGCGATCCTCGCCCGCGACGTCGACCGCCAGCCCGCGCTGTCGCTGTGCCAGCAAGTAGCCGACGACGCGGGCGGCCTGCTGACCAACCGCCGCGACGGGGTGATCGCCTATCACGACGCCGAGCACCGCCGGAACCTGACCCCGGCCCTGACGATCGACGCGTGCCACCTGCTGATGAGCCCGAAATGGCTCCGCGACATGTCCGGCCTACTCAACGAGGCGGCGATCGGCTACGGCGACCCACCCGAGGGGGGCGGCGATCAAGCCGTCGTCACCCGCATCTCGGACGCCTCGCAGGCCCGCTACGGCCGTGTCGCCTACTACTCGGGCACGCAACTAGCCGACGCGGCCGCCGCGACCGTACGCGCCGACACGCTGATCGCCCGTAACGCGCTGCCGGTCTGGAACCTCTCCGAGCTCCCCGTCGATACCGTCGGCCTGCCCGCCGCCGACCTCGCCGCCCTGCTCTCACTCGACGTCGGCGGCCTGCTCGGACTGACCGGCCTGCCGCTCGACACCCCCGACGAGCCGGTTATGGCGGTATGGGTCGAAGGGTGGACCGAGACCCTCGGCTACCTCGCGCACGACCTGACCCTCGCCGTGACCGCGTATTGCCGTACCGCCCCGTTCCCGCGCTGGAACGACCTCCCGTCGACCTATGAGTGGGACGAGATGGGCGACCTGACGTGGGACGGCGCCGCGTGCATCGGCCCGCCGATCACCGAGGGACGTTGGGACGACACCCCCGCGACGCTCTACTACGACACGACCCCGCCCGACGTGACGTGGGACGCTTGGCCCTACTAGCCCGAGAGGCGCGCTATGCCCGGTCAGACCGCTAACGGCCTGCCGTACCCGACCGGCACCGATCGAGTCATGGACGGCGACGACGCGATCCGGGCGCTCGCCGAGGCGCTCGACCCGCCGTGGCTCGCTCTGCCGCTCGCCAGCGGCATTATTTTGCGAGCCGGTACGACCGTCACCCCCGGCTATCGGAAGGTCGCCGGGATCGTGACGCTACGCGGGCAAGTGCAGAAATCCGGCGGGGGGACGTTCGCCGGTCAAGACAACCTATTCACGCTGCCGACCGGCTACCGGCCGCCGCAAACCGTCGGCGTGCCGACGGTGCAAGACTCGACGCCGACGACCGGCCGTACTGACGTGCTAAATAACGGCGTCGGCCGGATCTCGCCCGCTGGCGCGACGCCTACGTGGATCGGATTGGATGGCATGTCGTTCGCCGTCACGGGCGGGGCGCTGACCGAGGACCCCGAGACCAAGCCGACCGACCCGCCGCCCGAGGCGGCCCCCAAGTCGTGAGTACGGCGCCCGGCGCCTGGCCGCCGATAGGGGAAGGGGCGCCGTACTCACCGTCGCCGTCCCCGTCCCGCCCGGTACCGCCCGAGCCGCGGCCCGCCGAGGGTGACTGGTACCCCGAGCTGTGGGCGGACCTCGGCGACGAGCGCGACCGGCGGTACAACCGGTGAGCTACGAGTGGGCCCGTTGGCTCGACGACGCGCTACGCGCCGAAGGGTGCAAGGTGCTCACCTACGACGGCTGGCAAGACCGCGGCCGCCCGGCGAGCTCGGGCGATTTCGCCCCGTACGGGGTGCTGCTGCATCACACCGGCACCCCGACGTCGATGTCGAACCCGAACCCGACCCTCTCGATGTGTATTCACGGCCGACCGGACCTATCCGGCCCGCTGTGCCACGTCCTGATCGGCTACGACGGCCGATGTCATGTGATCGCCGCGGGGCGGGCGAACCATGCCGGGGAGTGCAACGGCGACGGCCCGACCGCCCCCGGCGACGGTAACGCGCAGCTCATCGGTTTCGAGCTCGACTACTCCGGATCGCAGGACGTGTCCGACCCGCAAGCCGACGCCGCCGTGCGGGCCGCGGCCGCCGTGCTCCGACATTTCCACCGGGATGCGTCCTACTGCCGCGGGCACAAGGAGACCTCCAACGAGGGGAAATGGGACCCCGGCCGGTACGGGTCGAGCTCGCCCGCCTACGACATGGACGGGGTGCGCCGGGCCGTCGCCGACGTGCTCGCCCGCCCGCCCGGCGCGACCGCTGAAAGCGAGGACGATATGACCGCGTGGGTACGGATCACGAAGGACGATGACCAAAACATCGGGCCGAACGAGACCGAAACGGTCTTCTACGATCACGCCGCCTCGGATAATTCCGGGCAGCACTCCGACACCGACTGGCCGTCGGCGATCCGCCCCGCCGAGGGGTACACCGTCGCGTCGTTCCAAGCCCGGCTCCACGTTGTCGGCGGCGACCCGCGCGGCAAGGTATGGGTCGCGATCCGGTACGACGAGGTAGACGAGTCGAGTAAAGGCACGATCGGGGGGACCGACTACTACCTCGGCGACGACGGCGCCGGGGTAATCACGTTCACGACGCAAGCCGGGGTGGGCCGCGGCCGCCGCTACCGCGTCCAGGTACGCAACCATTCCGGCCGGGGTGTCACCGTCCGCTCGGGCGGCGAGTTTTCCGCGGCGATCACCCGCAACGCCGGATAGGCCCGCCACGGCATGAACCGGGCCGTGATCCTCGTCCTGATCGGGGTAGCCGTCCTTCTCATCGGCTCGTGGGTCGAGCTGCTCGCCCGCGACACCGCCGACCACCTGCTCGGGTCGGTCGCGATCCTCGGCGGGGTCGCGATCGTCATAGTCGCGCTACCCGGCCGGGACTGACAGACCCCCGCGCCATGATCCGCGCATGAGCCCCCCCGAGGGCCGGGCGCTCAAGTTGAGCGTCCATCTCGTCCACGACCTGTGGCCCGACCTGACCGCCTGCCTACTGGTGACACCTGCTAACGCGCACCGGTGGAGTGATAACCCGCGGGTCATCACCTGCCGCGCCTGCCAACGGATCGCCGCCGTCGCGCTCGCTCCCCGGTAAGCAGAACCCGGTAAGGGCGTCAGGCGTCCTCCTCCTCGCGCAGCCGGGCCGCTCGACTTAGCTTGGCGACCGTCACCCGTAGTCGCTCAAGGTCGCGCCGCTGCTGGCGTACGAGCTCGGCGACACTCTCGCGCGCCTCGTCCTGCTGTCTGAGCATCTGAATCAAGGTCTTGCAGGTCACGTAGTGCTCGGCGTGCGTATCTCGCACCTGCGGTTCACCCCTTCCCCGGGCCTTCGCCCTCCCTACGGCTCGCAACCGGCATCCGGACAGCCTGACGCTGCCCGCGGCCCGGTCTCGGCCGCCGACCAGCCATGTCGACATTCCCGCCCGATCGTGGCGCGAATGGGGACCTGCGGGCCGTTCCCGTCTTATGATCCCGATGGCGTATACGGACCCCCTCGGTTGTCTAGGCGGAGAGGGCAGAAGCGCCGCAGCGAGTGCTACCGGCTCACCTCCGCTCGTGGGGTGAGCCGGTAGTTACGTCCGGCATAGGTGAGATAGCCGCCAGCGTGTAGCGACCGGATGATCCCGGGCAGCTCCCCGACGTCGGTGCGGGCTACGTCGACCATGTCGGCCAAGCTTGGCCAACGGCCGATCATGTTGTCGTCGACGCCGAGCGCCAGCGCGACCAGCACCCGGCGCTGCTCATACGTCGTGTCGGTGCCGCACGCCCAGCGGACCGCGTCGGCCCGCGCCGTCATGTCGTCGGGATCGGCTGATTGAGCTTGTCGACGTCGGCCGGATCGACACGGACCAGCCGCGGGCCGATCCGCCGGGCGGGTAGGCGCCCCTCAGATACCCACCGTCGGATCGTGTTGGTGGAGACCCCGATTCGGGCC